CCGGCAAGGTTGTTATGGGTGGCATGAAACAGGTCAGTTCCGTCAGCGGCATCCGGGTTGTCGATCAGGATTCCATACGCCATGTCCCCTTCAAGGGATCGAGCGGAAAGTCCGAACTCGTCAAGGGCTTTCATAAACAGCCCCCACTTGTCGTTGATCATCATTTCCTCGGTGAACTGAACCTTTTTCGCATATTTCGAGATCGAAACGCTGTCCGCGTTCTCGGTGAAGTATGCATACTTGCTTTCCTGTCCTTCCTTGACTTCCTCAAGGTCAATCTTGCCAAGAATGCGGCCGATGTTTTCCGCGCGGAGGTCGCTCACAGTGCCGGACATATCGCACCAGACTTCATACGTTTCATTGGCACGATCAAACGCCTTTTGCGCGGTCGTTTCGGCGGTGTTCGACAGCAGATTCGGAAAGTCGGTCGTCACCATAAGCCGTTTGAAAAGTTCCTGAGGAGTGGTCGAGAATTTGACCTTTTCGCCACGGCGTTGCAGGAACTCTGCGGCAAAAGCACAAGGTTTCAATCCTCGAAACTCGTTCGCGCCGGCAGAAGCGTCTTTCTCGCTGATAAGTCCATGCCCAAGCATCAGCCCATCACGCATGACCGGAATCAGCTTGTCCATCCCGTCCACTTCCACGGTGACTTTCCCGGCAGGGGGAGTCACTTGCTTTTTACTGCGTTCCTCAATGGCATCGAGAACCGCGGCGCGGACTTTGCCGATGTCATCAAATCCATCCGTCCCGGCGATGAATTTCTGTTTCAAATCGCCATCGATACCATGCCGGCTGCAAATGTCCTCAATTTCTTGCAGACGCGCACGTTCTTCGGTCAGTACCGCCTTGCGAACTTCGTCAACATTCACCGGATCAGCCGGGGAATTGACGGTGTTCTGTTTGTTGTCATTGTCTTTTGCCATGTCTTCATTCCTTTTGTTGTTTGGTTTATCTTCGGTGGTTGGGGTTGGGATATTGGGTTCCAAAGACCGGACACCGGCCTTCGGGTCAGCAGGGATAATCACAATGGAATCCTCAGCGGGAATCCAATCGGTGACATAGCGAATTGAAAGTTCACCGTCGTTTTTGCGGTCAATTCCGAGAACCTTTACGGTTTCGCCCGGAGCAACCTTCACGCTTTTCATAATTCGATAGCCGACAGACTGCTTTTTCAGGTGTCCTTCTTTTATCATTCGGAACACCTTATCCGCTTCCGGAACGGCTGAAAAAATACGCGTGCCGACCAGCTTGTCGCCCTCAATTCGGATGTTTATGGTCGTGCCAAAAACAGCGTTTACGCCTTCGCCGGAACGGTGAGAATTGATAAGCGCAATGCCATCTTTGATCTCATCCATCCGGCAACCGTCCATAAGCAATATTTCCTGCTCGTATTCCCATGTATTCCAATTCAACCGCAGGACTGGATTTTCCGTTGCAATCACGCAATCAACCGATCGCGCTTCCTCATTGATCGTTGACGGGGGTGAAACGGCAATGCGCTTTTTCTGTGCTTCCTCAATGCTTGCGCGATGCTTTTCCAGTTCTTTTTTTGCACCGTCAAGCGTTTCCGCCTGCAATTCAATCCCGAAAAGGGATCGAGTGTTCTCAATGAATAATTCAAGTTCTTTGTTCATTTAATCATCCTCGCTGGTTTTTTCCTGAATGTTGGTATCTTCCTTTTGCCCGGATAATTCAATGCCAAACTGTTTTACAAGGTCTTGAAATTCCTTGATCCCGGACAATACTTCTTCGGGGTCTTCGCCTTGCGACATAATCCAGTCCTGAGGATCGTACATTCCACGGTCTGCGGCCGTTACCACGCCTTTGATGTCGCGGAGAACGTCCACGGATTCAATGCCCGGAGGCATCCAGAAACAACGTTGATAGCGTCGCTGTCCGCCCGGAGTGAAGTATCCCGGCAAATCCAAGTCGCCGGAAAGGACTGCATAATCCATCCATCTCCGGTAAATCGGGTTATGGAAGTGGTTTGTCAGATATGCCCATTCCGGCTTTAAGCGGTGAATGGTGTTGTTTCTGATCTCGCGGAGGGTGTTGTAATTGAGTTGCTGATAGTCGGAAGCAATCGCGGAATAAGGAACCCGGAGAATGACCGAAAGGACACGCAAGAATATCTTTTGAAAGGTTTCAAGACCCAGTGTCGGACGTTCCGCACCCGGCGCAAGCTGAATAGCTTTCCCGGCAGGCAGGGTTTCAATGGTAAGGTTTTCCAGTACCGTACTGATCTCAGCGTTTACAGAATTAGCGTCCGGGTCTGTAATGAACGCCAGCCATCGGGAAGCCATCTGTTGCGCCGACATTTCGCCGGAAAGAAACTCGTCAAGATCACCAGCAATAAGTATCGTCTGAACCAGCGGAGAAATGCCGCGCCTTTGCCACGGCCTTAATTGCCGGTAAAGGTGAATTACATTTTCAGCGTTTACAGAAAATTGCTTGTCGGCCTTTTCCAAATTGGAAAGGCTGTTTACAAGGTGATAGCGCTTGAACTCGTTTGTTTCGGGGTCGTATTCAATGCCCTGATCCGTGTTCGTTCCGTCCATTGAACTGTCAATGCAATCCGGTTCAAGGGTCAGGATCGAGTATTTTCGGTTTCTGATTCGATGGATATAAAGGACTTCGCCGCATTCAATCATCTGCCGGACTGCAAGCCTTTGAAGATCGCCAAAGGTATCCCGATTGTTTGCCCCTGCCTTTTCACACCAGAACAGGAAAGCATCCTTGATCTTCATATTGACTTCACGGATCATCTTGCCTTGTTCATCGGTGACAGCAGGCTTGAAATTAAACCCCTCACCGATCTTGTAATCCGTTGCCGCAGTAATCGCGCCATCCAGCCACGGCATATCACGGACAAGCTGCCGTACACGGTTTGCAACCTTTTGCCTGTCCTGCCGGATGTCGTCGTTCGGCCCTGAACCGTGTCCCCAATGCTCTTTCAGGGAAGGTGTCAGCTTTGCGCCTGCATAACTGCGCTTTACGATCTGGCGCAGTTGAATATTCCGAAGTTCCTTTGCAGGGTAAAAAACACCAATAAGCCTATCCCATCCCCTTTCGATGATGTTAGGCTTGTAATCCGTAACCGGTTGAGTGTTCTTTTCTTTCATATGAACCTACTCCCGGCTACAGCCCTTGACTTTCTGCCCGTCTGCCCGGTAGAAGCGACATTTGCAATGGATTCCAGCTTTTCCAAGGCTGCAATCAGTTCAGTATTTGATTTATACCGAACCGTCGCATCCCCGATTGTTACTTCAAGCTTGCTGTCCGCTAAAGCCGTGCGCAAAGCGGCAATCTGTTCAGTAATTGATGTAGTTGTGGCCATGCCAATAAGAAAATGCAGAATTGTTAGAAATTAACGATTCTGCCAAAATTGGCACGATTTATTACACAATTATTGAGAAATACGTTAAAAAATAACATTCATGCACAAAAAAATGGAAATATTAGCATTTCCAAAAAATGGAACTGTTAATATTTCCAAAATATTACCAGCGTCTTATGCGTTTTGGCGCAACAACATCCATCCTTTCCTTGTGCAAAATAAACAAGTCAGCATGTTTTTCCTTCCATTCGTTCAAATCTTCCACGGTTGAAAGCCAAACACAGGAAACGCCATCGCTTGTAACCGGGAAGTCTTTGAACTCAAACCGCCACCGGTGCGCCGTTCTCGGAGAAAAACCCAAGAGATTTGAAATCGCAGTAACCCCGTAAATCGGAGTTTTTTGCTTCTTCTGCTCCTGTTTCGCTTCCTCTTTTGCATTTTCCTGCACACTTTTTTCTGTTTTCTTTGCCTTTTTGATTGAACCTGGCCGAAGTGTCATTTTGATTCCTCCTTTTGTTACCATCTTCTTTCACGCTGCGGGCGAACCCTTGCGCCCAATTCAGGAGCCTTTGCCTGTCTTGTTACATGTCGATTCAGTTGCAGGGAAGCTGCCCTTGCAAGTGACAGTACTTCGCAATCCCAATAATGGTTTGCCGCCCTTGCGGAACGCGGTGTCCATACGCCATCCTCATTCCGGTACTCTGAAACCATCTGTCGACAATAATCTTCCGTAACGCCATCGAACACGTGCCATGCTCCAGCGTCTTCCTGTGGCACTCGCAACTTGCCATCCAGCCAGTCTTTGAAAAATGTCGTGTTGATCCTGCAAAGCTGCATACCGCCAATCATATTCTTTCCGCGTCCGTCCTTATCAATGATTGAATAGGTGTAAGGGTTGCCGCCCGGAAGATTGCGCTCACCCTTTGCCGGCAAGATTCTTACCATCCTGCCCGATGTCCTGCACCAGTCGTAAATTTCACTTGTCCGATGCCCCTGCGAATCAATAAAACCGCCTAAAATACTGAATTTCTGCCCATTTTCACCGGTAAACTCTGAAAAGGCAACGCGTTCAACGTCGGCCAGGGATTCACAAAAACCGCTGTCAATCCCCCAACTTTCCATTGCTTCACCGCCGCCCCAAGCCCTGACAGTGTAATAAAACCCGTTATCCTGCGTATCGATGCCCATTGTCAGGCCAGCAACTGGCAAATAAGTCGGAACGATGCCGCGTTCATAGTCAGCCTGGCACTGTTCAATCACGCCTTTATCGCGCATAGTATCGGTATTCATTCGCCACGGCTCCGCAAGCACGGAACAGATGAAAGTCCTCAATGATTCAAAGTTGCCGGCCTTTGCTTTTCGTTCTGCGGACAGGAACAGTTTTACCAGCTTCGGCCAGCTTCGCCCGATACAGCTTGAAACCTCTGATATTCTGTATCCGACAATCCCCGGAACTGCTTTTGCTGTCGGATGCCATTGCCCGGATGCAAGAAACTGCCTTCTTGATGATTCATATATCCTATGATCGCATTCAGGGCAGGAAACATAGCACCTTTCAGCCCGTTCATCATCTGACAAATGCTTCCCGTTTTCTTCCTCTTTTGGGAACTGCATTCTACTCCACTTCACAACAAATTCATGTCCGCATTTTGGGCATTTACAAAACCATTCACGGCGGTCTGATTGCTGGTATGATGACCATATTGGCGCATCTTCTGTTGTTATTGTTGAGGATTTAACTACCTTACTGTTTGGGAAGGTCTTTGTTCGTTCAATCGCCAAATCCTCCGGCGAACCTTCCTCACCAAGTGATGGGGGGTATTTATCCAACTCGTCAAGGTACAGATAGCGAATAGGTCTTGATGCAAGGTTTGAGGCGCTTCCAGCACCGGCAAGCGCAATGACACAGTTATCCAGCTCCATTTCAAGCAGATTGAAAGTTCCACGGCCTGAAAGGGTGTGAACGTCCGTTACCGAACAATCGGTGATGACCTGCTGCAAACGGCTTTTGGAAAAACTCTTTGCCATCTGCTCGGAGGGCATGACAAACAGGGAATTACCTGGATCGTTGTCAATCGTCCAGGCACAGCAGATTGTTTCCATCAGGGTTTTCCCAGTCTGCGCACCAAAGGCAAGAACCAACTCCCTTGTGTCGGGATCCCGGAAGGATTCCATCACCTCGCGGATATGAGGAGTATGCCGCGTTCGGTAAGGACCCGGCGAAAACGTACCGGTTTTTGGCGTAAGGACGATATTGGCTTCTGCCCACTCCCAAAGTTTACGCTCCGGTGGGGGTCGAAATGCGGAAGCCAAAGCCTCATCAGTCGCCAAATGGATTTCTTGAGAAACTGTCAAGGATCATCCTTATTTCATCGGTCAATATCTTTTGAACTTCGCCAATGCTCGAAACATTGACAAGTTCATGCGCCAGTTTTACAGGAAATTGCAATAGCTTTGAACGGACGTTGTTTGCAAGCCGGGTATAACCATTTCGCACATCTTCGGCAGGAAGCAGATTCTTGCGCAAGGTTTGGATGTCAAGAACGCTTTGTTCCGCTTTTCGCAGTTGTTCCAAAGCCTGGCCGGATGTCCTTATGCGAACCTGCAAAAGAGATTCATCACCAGCGGCAGCAGCTTCCTCACAAAGACGGACTGTATAGTTTACGGTCTTTCGGAAGCCGTTCAGGATGTTATTAAAGTCACCGTCGTCGCATTCCTCAAGATTTGCAGGAAGTTCAGGGATAATGATTTCAGCAGGGGAAGGGATGGTTGCAGTAACAACCGGAACCGGCTTCGCTTCTGTCTGATGTTTCTTTTCAGCCTTCTTTTTCTCACCCAAAAACCGAGTTACGCCAGTCCACATCTTCGATCGGGTCTTACTGTTCGACAAAACCCAATCGCATACTTCTTTTACATTGAACAGCTTGCCAACCTTACGCGGAAAGGTCTTGTCCTGATAAGCCTTTCGGATAGACTGATTTGTTATGTTCAGAAGAATGGAAAGCTCCTCCGTCGTAACATGGTCTTTTGCTTCAATGAACTTACTGACCTTTGTCATAACCACGAACTCCATGCAGGTATTTCAGTGCTATAATGTTAAATATACTACAAAAGTGTGAAAAATTAACGTTTCGTTGTTATAAATTCACGCTTTTTCGCAAAATCGAGAAAATAAGAATGCCCCCCCAAAAGGCATAAAAGGGCGAAAATTGGTTTCAAAGGCCAGATATGGGGACGGTCCGGGCT